AGTTACAGGGACTACAGTGTCAAGGTCTGGCACATACTCATCCCACATCATTGTAGCACCTTTAAACTTCAAACCACCAAAACCTAAATCTGCCACATTTTCATTAGTCATAGCGATTCGACCTTTGTCACGTGCAGCACTTTCGTAAGTTTCGTAGTACCGCTGGTCACAAAGAATCAAATCAGGATGACTTCTTTTCCCTTTTGACCCACCTTTAGAACAAGAATTGTAAAGGCTGGCCATTTCTTTTATGAACTGCGCCCAGGTGGTAGTACTACCAGTAGAAGATTCCTTTTTCTGGTTCTTCCACCAAGCATAAGTAGTAGAATTTATACCACCTACTGTTCCTGTTCCTGCCTTTGTTAAAAGAGCAAACAAAGGATTTAAGTCATGGCTTCCGTTTCCTGCAGTAAAAGCAAGTATCATTGCCTCTAACTTTTCAGTAAAAGACATTTCCGTATTGTTTGCTTTAACCTGAAGAAGATTAAGAATTTTATGCTTACCCTGGTTCATTGCTAATTCTTTGTTGGAAATAGAAGTTGAACCGGCAATTTCTTTCCAGTTATAGTAAGCACTTGTTACCTCTTCCTGGGGCGTAACGTCAATAGTGTCATATCCACTTGTCATGGAAGCTATAGTATCATTTTTCCCATATTCAAGCGGAATAACTATCCTTTCACCACCAGCTTCCACCCTTTTTCTTCCATTGGCATGAAGCCAATAGAAAAAAGGACAGGCATTAAAAATATTATCGTACAACTTTGAACGGTAGTTCATCCAGGTTGTAGATAAAATATCATCAAAGCTATAAGTTATTGAGTTAATAGGCATTTTTATCCTCCTAATTTATCTAATCAACATCAGCCAAATCTTCCTGAGCCTGCTCAAATGCATCTGCCATAGAGTCTATTTTTCTTGGCTCAGTAACTGTTTTTTTCATTCCTCCACTATCAATAGTTCGCTTTTTAGTGGGAGGTTTGGTTTTATCTTTAGCTCCCGGCTGAGTTGTTTTTGTTTCATTATCTTTAACCCCAAGTTCAAGTTTTGCAGTCTTTAAAAGTTTTGGAAGATTCTTATACACTTGTGTACCAAAATCTCTCGCAATGGCATCCATCCGAGCAACAACTTCAGGAGCAACTTTATTCGTTACAAGAAAATCTTTTACTCCACTTTCAAAAGTAACTCTCTTGTCTATCTCTGTTTGAGTTGTCAAATTTTCAATCCTATTTGCCATCAAATCAATAGCACCCGCTAAAGATTTAAAATGCTCCGCATAATAATCATCCTTATCAAACTTCATTCCGTCTGCTAACTTTTCTTGAGAAACTTTATCCTCTACCTTTCCCACCGGTTCTTGGGTATCTGGTTGACGTAAGTTTTGCAACAAAATTTCAGAAGTATCTACTTTGTTTTGCAGAGTCCCAATTTGTGCAATTTGGTCTTTAACCGTACCAAGTAGGTGTTTTATATTATCTTGATGTTCCTCTGGTAGTTTAGAAACATCCATATTCAACAAATCGTCCGTCGATACCGACGGGTCTTGACTTGTTCCATCACCTTCTTCTTTAATACCTTCATCATCCTCTTTAAAAACAGTTAAATTCTTAAAATCATCCGATAAAAGTATGTCCGCATTTGGCATAATAAATTCTCCTTTTGTTGTTTCTTTAAATTATTCGTATCTTCTTACTTTTCCTTGCTTACTCGCAAGTTCACTGTCATTAAATTTATTTACCGCATCCGTTAATTCTTGTTTATTTCTAACATACACAGGTTTATCTTGAATATCTTCAACAAACTGTGGGTTAAAGCTTCTGACTCTGTGTGCAGATATTTGCCTAAGAGCAACATCCCCACAATCACAGATTGCTCCACTGTTGCGATACGAATAAACAGGCATTATTCTTTCAAAAACTTTACCACATTTTGTACACTTAAATTCATATATAGGCATTATTCTTTTCCTTTACTCTGCTTTTTGTTGTCTTGACCTCTCATTTCTAATAATGCAGCAACTTGTTTCTGTTTTTGCATTTCTTCCTGTTTTTGTTTCCTCACTTCAGGCGGATTTAATATATCATCTGCATCCATAGTATGAAAAGTTTTAGCAACAGCCCGCAAAAGACCACCAAGGTTAATTTCTGTTTGAATCATTTCCGGTGGAAATCCTGCTAAACTTTGAATAAGTTGCTGTATTTCTGACCTTTCATATTCAGGCAAGTTTGGAGCAGCACTTCCGGTTTCTACTGTAGTATTAAACTCACCACAAATTTCTTCCTTTGATATTTTTCTCCATTGTTTACTCTTGTCTTCACCCCCTACATAAACAGCATCTTCTATAGTCAAATTAGCCTGCATAGACTGCAAAGTCTTTTTACCAACCATAGCTGCAAAATCTTCTACAAGAGATTTCCTGTCATCTTTACGAATAGATGTTGCTTCTGACATTTTCGCTGCTTCATAAGCTGTTTTTCTTCTCTCAACAATACCTCTATCTTGCTCTGTAGCACCACCAACCTCCCTAAAGTCTTGTTTTGATTGTTCAAAATTAGTATATACAGCAGAATCAAGCGGAGCATCCTGCAAAGGTTCTATTACACCACTTAAAGGAAGGTCTTTTACTTTAAAAAAAGTACCATCAGCAGGGTCTTGTAATTTGCTCATCTCATCATCATCTATCATTCCATCAACATATCCATATTTTCTTGCAAACCTTTTAGCATGCTCCATTATCATGCCTCTACCAATATTATATTCTTCTTGTATTGGAATCAACGGTCTCAAATCAGCTATTGGATATACTTCATCAGGTACTGTATTGAATAAAATAAATGAATATGGGTCTTTGTCTATACCTTCTGGTATTTCTTCATTTCTCAACCAATAATCATGTCCTTCTGCCATAACTTTCAATTTATCATGTTCTCTGTCGTAAATTTCATACAAGGTTACTCTTTTTAAATCATCTTCAAGGCCAGAATATTCTTCATCTTCTCTTAAAGTTTTCTCATCTATGTTAAGCCCAACCTTAACAAGAAAGTTTTCTTTTAAGGTTTTTGTATTTATATATCTTTCATCTTTCTTGACTTCAATTAACGGTTTAACCATCTCTTGTATAATAAATCTACCATCTTCAAAGTAATTATCACATTCAGTATCAAAAATAAAAGCTGCTGGAGTTACTCTTCTCGAAACAAACTTTTCATTGACTGGATATTCTTTTACATCATCAACTCTAAAAATATGACTTTCATCATCTATGTCATAAATTGGCTCATCCTCTTTATACCCTAAAATCTTATACTTTCCATAATTGGTATTTGGCTCAAAGTCAGCAACATAACCAGTTTTTATTGCTCCAAACCAGAAAAAAGCATCTAATATGGCTAACCTCATTTGCTTTTTAAGAGTACTTCCTGCATTTTCTCTGGCATAATAGTTTAAATAAATTTGCGCTGTTTCTGCATTCTTCTCCACATCAAACTCTGCACTTCTCTTTACAGGATTAACAAACCATTTTGGATTCTGGTAATACAAAAAAGGTAACTGGGTTTTTATATGAGCAAAAATAAGATTCACCGTCGGTTTGTGCTTTAAAGAAACTTTTCTGTTTCCCCATTGTAAACTCTTATAAAAATCAAGAAACACCTTTACTTCTTTTTTCTTTTTCGCCCGAAGTTTTTTTCCTCTTTCAATTCTATCTGCCCATATTTTAACTTCAGGGTCGCCTTTTACTGATAATGTGCTCATATTTTCCTTTAATATGTTCTCTCGTTTATTACTCCACCCATCTTTTGTTGTAAAATACCACCTACCCCAGTCATCTCCCCTTCAAACGCTCTTTTTAACCTGCGTTTCCACATATGTAAAGAATTTCTGTCATATCCTTTCTTTTTAACAACTTTACTTGAAAGTCGAATAGTCTCCAACATCATTTGTTTAACATCAGCTAAGTCATCATGTCTCGCTTTAGGAAATCTTAATAATTGTTCTTCACCATCTCCACCACGTAACGTCTCGTTATGCCATATCCAACCACCCTCATACCAAGGTTGAAGTTGTTTTATCGAAAACTCTTTATTCTCCCTTGTATTCTTACCAAGAGGGAAAAAGTTCATAAAAAACTTTTCTTTCCTTTGTTTGTCTTTTAAAAACGCAAGAAGCATTTTTTCTACAAGTGATTTCTGTCCACCATAGCGAATACACTCCCACTTAAAATATAATTGTACCATTTTTTCTATTAAATTAACTGGGTCAACTTGCTTATTCCATTCCTCCAATATGTATATATTATTTTGATAGTCTGCTGTAGCTATTAAAATTGCTGAATCATCGTTTTTACCTTCTTCAGTAGCACCATCTATGGTCATATAGCAATCACCAGCTGGAAGTTCTTCTCCATCTTCCCTAACTATTGTAGCTCTGTCCGGCGACAAAGAAAAATATTTAAAGTACTTCTGTTTAAATATGGCATCCTCTTGAGGTATTGGGTCAAGGAGATAAAGCATGGAAAACAAATAACTCCCCATCTTGGGGCCGGATTTTATTTTCTGTAACTCTTTAAGCGTATAACGTTCCGGAAAAGTAGCCTCTCCATTTAAAATAGCTGGTGTCTTTATCACCTCAATGTCAGGGTCTTTCTCTAAATCACCGTATAAGTCATAATCATCCCACCGAGTCCCAATGACGTCGATGGGCGTTTCCGGTCTGTCTCTCAATGGAAACAATGCCCTGTAAAAGCCTTTTGTTTTATCTAACTGGTCTCGTGTTGTAGAGTTTTCCCTTGTCACAAGGTCATCTATCAACAAATAGTCAAAATGCCTTGAAGTTAAAGTTGAATCAGCACCAAAAGCTTCAAAAGTACTCTCCATTACTGGCCGCCCACCACGATTAGGAATTTCTATTTGACTCTCTGTCCATTTCGTCTCCGGCGCCAAAGGTTTCGTAGGACAAAATTCAGGAAAAAACATGCGGAAACGAGAGTTAGACAAATACGGTGTTCCTATTGCAGTAACCATACTCTTAGCATTCGGTAATACTCCTGAAACAACAGCTATCCTTATAGCTGGATTATTAAGCTGTAACTTAATTGCTTGTGTTATAGTAAGCAATGTTGTCTTAAAAAATCCACGAGGAAGTAGCCATAAACGAATTATTGTTTTCCTCGGTTCATCTATCTTTCGGCAAATGTATTTGTAGTGGAAATTATGCGTTAAGTCAGTAAATCCCAATAAGTCTTTCGCCAAAAGGAAGGTGTTGGATTTATACTTCTCTCTTAAAATTTTATCATTTTCTGATAATTTCATTATCTCTTGCTG